TCCAAAATTTTTACATATATTAGAAAATATTAAGGACGAAGAACACGAAGGTATACATTTGCTTTATACGCAGTTTCGTGCATTAGAAGGCATTGGAATTTTGAAACTTATATTAGAAGCTAATGGATTCGCCCAATTCAAAATAAAAAAAACAGGAGAAACTTGGAGTTTGAATATATCAGAAGATGATATGGAAAAACCAAAATTTGCATTGTATACTGGTACTGAAACTCCAGAAGAAAAAGAAATTATTAGAAATGTGTTGAATAATGCGTGGAAATATGTGCCTGATTCGATTACAAGTAAATTAAAGGAAATATCTCCAAATAATACGAGAGGAGAGATTATTAAATTATTAATGATTACTTCATCTGGTGCCGAAGGTATTTCTTTAAAAAATGTCCGTTATGTCCATATTACCGAGCCTTATTGGCACCCTGTTCGTATTGAACAAGTTATTGGTCGCGCAAGACGTATTTGTAGTCATCAAGATTTACCTGAAGAATTGAGAACAGTACAGGTATTCTTATATTTAATGGTATTATCGGAAAAACAATTAAGTAGTAATGATACACTTGAGCTGCGTTTAAAGGATAAGAGTAGAAAAGATAATACCACGCCTGTTACTACAGATGAAGCATTATATGAGATTGCCCATATAAAAGAAGAGATTTCAACAAATATATTGAAATCAGTAAAAGAAGGATCTATCGACTGTATGTTGCATTCAAAATCAAATAAAAGTGAAAACTTACAATGCTTTAGTTTTGGAACAACGGATACTTCTAAGTTTGCTTATGAATTAAATTATCAAAATGAACAATCTGACGATATAGCTGAAAAAAATAAAATGGGGAAACAATTTGAAGGTTTTAAAAAAATAGAATTAGATGGTATTAAATATGCCTTTGATCCAAAAACTAAAAAAGTATATGACTTAGATAGTTATATGATTAATAATCCTCAACACGTTGGTGATTTGAAAAAAGAGGGAGATAATTATAAATTAGAATTGTTTGATATATAATTTTATTGATATATCATTTTATTGATTAATGATTCTATTTCTATTTCTTTCGCACGGACAAAATAAGATATATATAAAATCTTTTAGTTCTTCTAGAACTCTTATGATTATTAACATATTTATAACCATTGAAATAAAATTGCTTACATAATATAAATTTAAATAATAATTAACACAAATATAAACGATATTGTATGATAACATAATGTAACTGACTGATATAACCGAAAAGTAATAATATAAAGAAAACAATAAACATTCGTTTGATGTTAATATTTTTTTAAAATAATTATACATTGTTGTTCTAACTATTTTTTTCATACAACAATCCTCTATTATTAATTTAATACGTTTATCTACATTATTGTCTAGTATATCTCTGTTTATATTGTACTCTTGTCTGTTCATTGCTAATGTGTTATAATGTTAATAAAAGTAATAATATTCAATTTTATATAAAATCATTCTTATATAAAATCATTCTTATATAAAATTATTCTTATATAAAATCATTATTGCTTTGTCAGTAAATTAAGAATTTGATTTTGTTTATCTAATATTTCTTTTAACATTTCACTTACAGATGTTGTTTCACTTACAGATGTTGTTTCACTTACAGATGTTGTTTCACTTACAGATGTTGTTTCACTTACCGACGTTGTTTCACTTAATATCTCTTGCGTTTGTATGGCTTCAGTTTTTTGTATCGGATTCGTGGATTTCCGTTTTAATAAAGCCATAAAATCATTTGATTCAGATAAGGCTGGTGCTGGTGCTGGATGTTGTAGTTTTTCATCTTCAAAGTAAACCCTTTTTTTTACCTTATCCAATTCATTTATATCAAGACTAATATCATCTCCTATTTTTAATTTTGTTTGTTCTATATCATTTTGTGATTGACCTGAGGGATTTATCCATTTTGTTGCTCCTTCTTTATCTTGAGTATTTAACACATTATTTAATTGTTTCTCTCTTAATGCAATTTGCGCCTGAAGAATTTTATCCATTTCACCACCAATTGGTGAATCTAGTTCATCAGAAAAATCTATTTTATCAGGAACTGATGTATTATTTAAATTGTCGAATTCTTTTTTTTTATTTGATAGTTCATTGTCAAATATTTTTTGACGTTGTTGTGATAATTCTGAAGCATTGTATATATTATCCATTTGACCAATGTTGTTATTGTTATTGTTTTTATATGATTCAATCTCTCTAATCATTGTGCTTATAACAACTTTATTCAGATTTATTAAATTATCACTTGGTACTATTTTATTTGCTATGTTATCTATTTGTTTATCAAACATTTCTTTTACTATCGATGCTTTTTGTTCAGGTATATTTGTAAATGTGCCATTTTCTATTAATAATGACCATATTAATCCCTTATTAGATTTTGAACCAAATTGGCCTTGTAAATAATTGTTCATGTTCATGTTCATGTTCATGTTCATGTTCATAGTATAAAAATCATTCTATTTTTATATTATATTTTCACATTATCTTAAAAAATCTTTTATGTAAATTAAATTACAATTCATCATTGAAATATTTATCACGCATATTTTCCATCGCATCATCACTTATTTTTGTTTTCTTAAAAAATGTATAATCGTGAACGTCTTTTAATAGAGTTACAATCAAATATAATGAATACATACCGCACTCTGTATTACTTTCTTGATGAATAAAAGGAGCATTTTGGTCAAATTTCAATTCTAATCCATTAGGATATTTTTTTGTAGTAAGGTTCAATCCCTGCGATACAACACGATTACAAAATTGTTTTATTTCCTTAGGAATTTTTGTGCCATTACTATCAAAGAAAAATATAAATTTCTTTTTTATATCAATAAATAAAGATATCCAATGTGCGCCACTTTTATCGTGCGGATCAGTATTGAAAATAATTCCTATTTTGGTAATACCATCATCTATAAATTTCGATAAATCAAATTTACATAAATCATCCCATACGCATTTATCATCATATACGTGTTTATCAAAATCAATTGGCGTTGGGCCAATAAACCGAAAACATTTATATGTATGCTCATATTGTTTCATTACCTTTTCAATGTCATTGCTATTTAACCACGTATTGTGATTTTCTTTCCATTTAGATGGAGACTTGGGAGCAAATGTATAGTTTATCATATCATCATCTAAATTATTCTCCATAAATTTTTGTTTTAACCAACAACTTTCTGAATGACACGCATTTTCCATTTTTTTCCTTAAATTTTCCCAAATTTCTTTTGGATTTGTCGCTGTTATTTTTGCCTCTTTATGACGAGCATTCCATAAATTACGCATTTTAATTAATGCGTCTTTTGTATAACAACTGAACTCTTGCATTTCGTCATTTGTTTTCGGAGCACATTGATTTTTCTTAAATTTTTTATTTTCCCCACCCTTACGATTACGTGTCTTGATGTTATTGCGTGTCTTGCGGTTATTACGTTTTTTCACATAACGCACTTTTCGTGTTTTATGATGTTCTCTTTTACGCATTTTAGTGCGGTTTGTTTTTTTATGTTTCATATTACTAATATTTGGTTAGATAAATCTTCTACCTAAAATTTATATTTTATTTCCTTGAATTATTTTTGGATTTATTTTTGCCTTTTTTGGCTTTACCCCCTTTGTTTTTAACTCAGGCGTATTTAAATTTATATCTATAATATGCGGTATGATACGCACATTATTCCCTGATACATCTTTATCATTAACTGAAATAACATAATTATTTAAATTTGGAATTTCTATTTTTTTTCGCATCATAATATCATTTGCCTCGTCAATTGTTTCTAAATTTTCACAAACCATTTCATTTAAAATATCTTCAGGAGATTTATTATTTTCATTTATTTCATTATATTCATTATTCTCAATTAAATGTTGACTTTGAATGATATCCTTTTTATCAAGTTGTTCAAAATATTTTATAAATGTTCTTACATATATGTTGTGTATTTCATTAAGTTCGTTCGTAGGTGGCTTTTCATCTCCCTTCAAAATATCTTTAAAGAGAGATATTATTCTTTTTTTATAAAATTTTATTTTTTCACAAACATCAACTTCTTCCTTATATATATTTTTACGTTTTAATGTGCTTAAATACATTGGATTTGTGAAAAATTCTAATGTCGCGTTATCCTCCATTTTTCCAATATTTATCTCGTTGTCTACTTTAACTTCGTTGTCGTTGTCGTTGTCGTTGTCGTTGTCGTTGTCGTTGTCGTTGTCTACTTTAACTTTAACTTCGTTGTCTACTTCCATTTACATAGTATAATTTATAATTTTTATTATGTAAACGTGATTTTTACTTTATTTCTTTTAATTGTTGGCGTGTGCAATTTTCAAAGAAATTATCACCCATGTTTTTAGGGCAGGGATTGAACTCTTCAAATTGTTGTTTTTCAAACAGATAAGGAAAGGGTTGAAGCGCTTGTTCGGGCTTTTTGGGGACATCTGCTACATACATATCACTATTTGATGGAGGAATATATGCGGATTGGCACGTATTTCGTTGAAGACCAAAAAATTGGTTTCTTAATTGTGATTCTTTATTGATATTTGTCACGAATCCACCCCAAGGAGCTTGTGCTGTTCCAGGATTAAAGGTATGTTGCGTATTATATATCGGTTGTTGTTGAATTGGCACTGTCGGAAATTCACGCCGGTCGACCATTTGCATTGTTGAATATTTGGTTGATACTGGTCTTATACCAAATTGTGCCTGTAAATTACTAGATGGTATATTTCGCTGAGATATACGATTATTTAATTCTTCAGTTCGGACACTTCCTTGCTTTATGCGCTCCATATATACTTAAAAAACATTATTATTCTAAATGATAATGTTTTTGTAATGTTGTACACTATTTATTTATTTGTTAATGTTTCGTTTTGTTTTTGTTCGTATATTGCGTTTTTTACGTGTATCTGCGTTTCTTTCTCTCTTTAAAAAATCGTCTAAATTAGATAATAGTTTTTTACTAACTACCTTATCTACATTTCTTTCATCTACACCTTTTTTGGCAACTGTGTAATTATATTGTTTCATAAAATCTACAATAAATTTTTCAAAGTCGGTTTGACTCACCGGTGGCCCAGTGTATGTTTTTTTATTTATTACCATTTTATAATATCTGTTTGCCATTTCATCAAATGGTAGAGAACAATGATAAGGTTTAATATTTATGTAATTTACATTTTCCTTGTCCATTAAAGGATGATACAAATCATCTATAAAACAAAATTCTGTATGTTCTTTAATGTTAGCACAACTTATTAAATCTTTTACGCTTTTATCGTGGCTTGTTCGTTTAGGTTCTATTTGTTTACCTCTTATTTTATAAGCACCTATAATATGATCAAATGTTTTATACCCTAATTTATTGTCACAATAGTCACTGATCATTTTCACCCAACTTTTTGCTCCTTGATTATTGGTATAAATAAAGGTTTTGTAACATATCTTCCTCTTCTTCTTCTTATTTATGAATTTTAAAATATTCAACATCTCTGGCCTGAAAAATTCTGGGAATACATCAAGCGCTTCAAAGAATTTATCATCAAACAAATTATGACCATAAAATTGTTCTAATGCGTCCCAGAAAATTGATAGTTCTGTAAAATATCCAAGCGTTTCGTCCAAGTCAAATACAATTATTTTATTTATTTTTCCTTTATTATTTTTCATTTCGTCTAATTGTGTATTAATATACGATAATATATTCTTAAAATAAAAAAATACTGGTAACAATAATAACATTAACAATAACAATATATTTTTTTTTATCCATTTTTTTACTAGATATACATTGCGTATTATATACCCTATAATACGAACCATGGTCTATAATATATAGTTTAACATATATATTTTTTTAGCTAATATATATAATTAGAAATATATCAAAATGACGACAAGGAAAACAAATTCTACAAAAATGCGTTTAAATGATTATAAAACTATTTTGAAATTTTATAAAATGGATACAACAAAAATGTCAAACAAACAAATTAAAGAAAAAGCCGAGCATTTATTAGCCGTAAAATTATGTAAATGTATTAAAAGTATACCTGGACCGAAACAAACAACTAAATCATCACCTAATGAAAAACGGGCTATTTCTATCTGTTATAATAGTGTTATAAAGAAGAAGAAAATAAAAATATTTAATTTCAAGTGTAAGAAAACCGCCAAATTATTGAATAAAAAAGGCACACGCAAAGTGTTTATTGAGAAATTGTATACATAATAAATACAAACAATATCGTTTATCTATTTCATTATTATTCGTAATCTTTTGTATTGTATATTGTTGTAGAATAATATACAATGAGTATTATTTCATCGAGTATTATTTCATCTAATAATAAGATTTTTAATAATAATAATATATCAAAAATAAAATTAATATTATTAACGCTTATTGTTTTTCAAATCGCATTGATTCTGGTTCAAGGATTAAAAGGATTTCATAAATATTTTATATTAAAAGAAAAAAATCTGATCGAGCGTTATGGCGAAGGCAGTTGGGTTGTTATTACCGGTGCTTCAAGCGGTCAAGGATATGATATGGCTCTAGCATTCGCCGAAAGAGGATTTAATTTATTAATGATTGGTTCTAAACGCACGGATGAAACAGAAGCATACATTCATACAACTTACCCTTTAGTCAAAACAAAAGTGATTCACAAAGATTTCCGGAAAGCATTTGAAGATGATTTCTTTAATGACATACAAGAAGCATTTGATGAAATAGGAGATAATTTAGCTATTCTCGTAAATAATGTCGGTCATCGTGTTGGATGGAACCCTTATCACGAAATGGACGCATCATATATCAAAGACGTTATTGCGACTGGAACGATTGTTCAAAGCCGATTAACACATATGGTTATTCCTACTTTTATGAAACGTAAACAGCAGGATATTAAAAGTGCTCTTATCAATATTACGGCACAATGTATGCACCCTAACTTCTTATTTGGACTTACTTTATCAAATGAAATTAGCGTTCCTTACTTGAGTGTCTATGAAGCCGCGAATGCATTTGGATTTTATCAAGGAAATTCGATATTCAAAGAATATGAAGGGGTTTTTGACATACTGAATATAACACCCGGTGCTGTTATAACAAAAAATACAGAATGCTTATCTAATACGATGTTTAATGTAAAAGGCGATGCGTTTGTGAACCAAATTATGAAGATGATTGGAAATGTCCAAGGACATACGTGTGCTTATTGGGGTCATGCTTTATCTAATTATCTCATTAATCTTTTACCCAATATTAAAGATAAAATGCTGAAAAAAGTCGGCGAAACAATCGCGGATGATTTTATGACTAATGTGTCTAATCCAAATAAAAAATCTTATCAGATTGATAAGGGTGCAGGTGCAATAGATAATGTGGAAAAAGCAGAAGAGTAATAATATGATAATAATATGAAAATAAAAATAATAATATAATAATAATAATAATAAAAATAATAATATAATAAATATGAAAACAAGAAAAAATAAAAACACACGAAGAAAAAAATATATAAAGAAAACATTATATAGTAGAAGAAAAACGAGGATAACACGTAAAAAAAAAGGTGGTGATGGTGGGTTTTTTTCTAATCTAAGAAAAAAAAGAAATATTTTAAAACAATTAAAAACCAATATAAAGAATAAAAAAAGGGATATAAATATTAATTATTATCAGCCTATACTGAAATTGGAAAGAGAAATTGAATATGACCGCGTTCAAGCGAATCAGGATGGTTTTTATTTTATAGCTGATCAAACAAAAAAAAAAAAAAATATCTTAAA